AAGAGAAAGGAGAATGGAAACAGTTATGAAGAAAAAAATCAAAGTTAAATTTAAGATAACAATTCCTGCTGAAAAAGAATATGAAATAATTGACGAAAAGCTATGGATACAAACTAAAGATGAATTTGTATCTACAGCTAATGACGATGATGGACAACAAATTTTAGGTAATGATTATATTGAAGAATATGGCTTGTCACCTGTTGACAATAGTTATTTCGAAGATGACCCTAACAGAGAAGTTGCGGGTATAGAAAAAATTATAGATGAGAATGGTAAAAGTTTATGAGTGAAGATTATTTTTTATTGTTTATTATGGCTTTTAGTTTTATATACTTATTAGCAATACTAACTAACTAAGAAAGGAGAAAGTTATGGCAAAAAAGCCTAAAACTTATGTACTACAGTTACATTTTAAATCTGAAGAAGATTTAATTGAATGGTCTGCTGGTACTACTAAACGACCTTACAATGTAAAAAAAGAAGATGGAGATTACGTTTGTAATAATCAAATGTATACTAAAAAAAGGTATTTCGTTAAATCATTTAAAGACGAAGATGCTAAGAGTTTCGATGAGTTACATCCGATTGCTCAAGGTATTCGTTTTGGAAAGATGTTTTCATGAGTTTAACTAATTTACCAGACTTTGTAAGTAAGAAGATTGATATGCTGACTGCAGCTAAAATGCTTAAGAAGGCTATCGATGAAAACTGTAAACGTATGGGTATGGACCCTGATTGGGAAACTAATCTTTTGTTATATAAAGATTACAATAGTGATAGTAAATCTGATAAGATTATAGTTGTTGGATTCGAAGCAGGACCACATGATTGGGGTGTAGGTTATTCTTTAGGTAGTCACCCTAAGAGTTATGCATGGCCTAAAGGTAGTCCACAAGATTGGTACTTAGAATGTTATTATGGTTTCGATGTAATGTTTACTCCACACGATTACGATAATGCACCTAGTTTTAAATCAATTAGTTTAAAGCCAGGTCCATCTGAAAATATGAGAGATAAAGTTGACGTTGTTAGACTTTAAATTGTTTTAATTTGTAATTAATTTTTATAAATTTAAAATATATAGAAAACTAACAAGGAGAAATAAATGACTACTGAGTTCATTAATTTACAACGTAATGTAAAACACTACGATGGTAAGCCAGGTTTTGTCCATAATGACTTTATTATTACTGATTGTTATTTAGACGAAACTGGTAGGTTTCCTGTTAATCCTACAGAGTATTATGGTTTAACACATGATCAAGTGCGACAAATGAAAGGAGTTAAAGCTATACAATTATGACTGTAGAATTAGTTATATTAGGTGGTTTGTTTTTAATATTTATTGGTATGGTTATGTTAATAGTTATCAATTTTTTAGAAGCAAGAGATGAAAGAAAATTATCAGAGAGATTATCTCGATCATTTAGGAATGGCGATAGTTTTGATGATGTTCGTTTTAAGGACTATGAATAGTATAATTTTGTCTTAAAAGGTAATTTTTTATTTATTCTTAAATTATAAGTAAAAACTAACTAAGGAGAATAAAATGATAACAGATCATATTTTTGAATGCAGAGGTTGTTTTAAGTTTAATACTAAGGACGACATGAAATTCATCTATATTAATACAGAAATTACTGGTACTTTTAAAGATGTTTCTGAAACTTTTGAAACTTATCTTTATGATATGTTTCAACCAATGAAAGATTGTTTTGACTTGGTTGAGCCTAAAACTGAAAATGCTGTGTACGAAATTATTTCTGTTAAGGAGGTATATAAATAATGGACGATAATGTAATTAAAGTTTGTGTTATTTGTAAAGAAGAATTTACAGGGTGGGGTAACAACCCATCACCAATAAAAGACGAAGGAGAATGTTGTGATACATGCGATAATGAAAAAGTTATTCCAGCGAGAATTGAAGGTACCATTGGATAAGTATAGAGGTTTTGATATTAAGTATATTGGAGGTGGCTTTCAACTCTATGAAGGTGACTTTCTAAAAGAAACTCATGCTTGTTTAGATAACGATGAGGATAAAAGACTTAAATCAAGACAACGTATTGATTCAATACATCGACATCGTAGATTAGAAGATGACAAAAGTATTGAACGAGTTGACGCACAAGTAAAACTAGCGAGGGATAATGGCTGTTAAAAAATTCTGGAAATTAGCTGTGTACCAAACTGATAGATTACTTGGAGGACACGAAGAAGGTGGTTGGTATTATACTGCAGGTGATCGTATTAAAGAAGGTAAAATAAACTTTAGTGATCCTCAAAAAGCTTTTCGTGCTTGCTCTAAATTTAATAGAATGTTTGGTAGTAAAGGAAACTCTATAGAATATGGAATAAAATGCGATGTTTACTATCGTGGTACACCAGATAGTTTTCCTAAGCATAGACCTTATTATTCTTAATATTGTTTTAGAAGGTTATTTTTTTTATATTCTTATTTTATATAAAAATAACTAACTAGGAGAAATTATGGATAACTTAAAACTTAAAAAACCTAATGACTTTTCATCTTTATTAAATCAAACTATTAAAGGATACATCGTTTTAGACGCTTATGGAGAAAATCTAAAAGATGAATACAAAAACAAATTAGAAGAAAGATCAATTCATAAAGGAAGATATAACCTTATTAATAAAGATACATTAAACATTTACGATAAAGAATTACAACCTATTTTTCGTACTTTTGATGAAGCATTTAATTTCGCAGAATTTTCTTATGGCAATCATTCTGGTGGTGCAACACATACAGTACACGAAGTAGAAATCAAAGTTAAACCTAAAATCTTAGATATTAATGGTGGCAGACAAGAAGATTAATTCTTAATTTACATTCATAAATTAATCGCTATATTAGGATAAATATGGCGATAACTATAGACCAAATTCATCAGACAAACGAGGCTACCTTATCCTCAATGGAAAAGAAGTTCTGTGAGGAGATAGCTAAAGGAAAAGGTAAGAAACAAGCGGCTGTTGACGCAGGTTATTCTGAAACTTCAGCTCACGTACAAGCTGCCCGCAACTTAAAGAAAGATAAAATCATCCAGTATATAGATAGGTTGCGTGGTGATGCTAGGCGCTTGACCAGTGAATCTGTGTCAAAAGAGGTAGAAAAACTAGATAAATTGTATGTTGATGCTTGTAGCAAGAAACAATATACAGCAGCAGTCAACGCGATAAGGTTGAAGTCTCAGTTGTTGGGGTTTTTGGTGGAGAAGAAAGAAGTACAACACTCAACCCTTGACGCTATGAATGATGACGACTTGACGAAGTACCTTGATCAAATCAAAGCAGAACATAATATTAACTAACAACATTCCGCAACACGCCCGCATAAGGATCAGTGCGGATCAGCAAGGATCAGGCGTATATATATCCACAACAATAAAATTAAAACAACAGAATAAAAAGGTTTTAAAAGGATAAAAAATATATATACTGGTACATATTAACTAACAAAGAAAGCGAGAATAATATGACAAAAATAATAGAAAACAAAGTACCTCTATCACTTAGAGAGAAAGCAGACAAAAAAGTTCTTTTCAGATTATTTAATCCGAAAAGAGATAAGTCAAAGTCTTTTATCATTTATGAAAAGTCTAGACTTAGTTCAACTCTTAAACAAGCCTTTGATAACTCTTATAGAAAAGTGGATATCGAGTACGATACAACAGCTAACAGTAGATTTAAAAAAGTTAATCTGCTAGTTGATGTACCAGTTTATCTTTCTAAGGATAAGAAAAAACTCTATGAGGAATTACTAGCCTCAAACAGAGAGTTCATCAAAAAGAATAAAGTCTCACAAAGTATTTTAGACAATCAAAAATACTTCGAACAAATCATAGCAAAATTATAATCTAGATACAAGGCCCGACAACCTCGGGCCTTGACTCTTGACTCTTGACTCTTGACGCTGATCACTATGGATCCTTGCGGATCAGGATAATATAATAATTAAGGATATAGATATAAATATATAAAACCTTCCTAGTCGATAAAATAT